ATCCCACCCACCCCTACACCAATGAAAGCCAGCAACACCACAATAATCCCATACGGATTCATCTTACTCTCCCTCTACCGGTCGTCGGCATAGTTCTCTCTCAAACACACGGCGGTTATGTAATCCAGCCACATGTCTCCCTCCGGCGACATCCCACGCCAGGAGTCCATCACACGCCCCAAGATGATCTCCTGCATTAAGACGACGGAGCAGTGTTGATCCGCAGAACGCTGCTGATCCAACGTTGTAGGCGAAGAGGGTGTAGGCTGCATATTCATTGGGGTTGATCTTGACATTTATGCAATTGAGGGCGGCGGCCCCGTGAGCCGCCAAATCGCGTTGTAACATGGCGACGCATTCGGTATGGGTGTATGTATGGCCCGGTACAATATCGCGGCCCGTATGGCCCATGCAGACCGTGTACACCCCCACCATGTCATCGTACGGTGTTGGACGTTCACCCTCGAGCTGTGTTGCCATTCCGATCATTGCCGAGGTGACAACACCCAGTAACCATTTATTCCGAGGATTCACAAGGTTTCCCCTGTTTGAGTTCATATCTCCAGGTGTAGATCTTGTGTGCAATCAGGATGCACATGTACACAATAGAGGTAAAAGTTGCAATGCCGGACAGGGTAATCCCTGACATATACGCCGCGATGACACCGCAGGCTGTACCCGCTGCTGGGGCGGGGTGAGTAACCATATCGGTAATTTTCTGCATTTCCACGACAAATCTCCTTTCAATAAGACCAGACAACCCAAGTGTTGAGGGTGCTTGTTTGTTGCAAGTGTAACATCCCGTATTGACCGGGAGTTACAAAACTGCTGTTCACATTCTGGAGAGTTACCCCGGAAGCTCCCTGCACTGTGACTGTACCCGTCCCCAGCTGGCTAACTCTCAACACATGGTTGATAGGAAAATTCACCGTGCTATTATTCGGGATGGTAACAGTAACCGCTGCCGGGTTAGTGAAGGTAGTAACCTTCCTATCATCGAGGAGACCCATTGTGTAACTCGTCCCTGTGATAGTGTTAAACGCTGTGTATAGTTCCTGATTCACCCCATTTAGCCAAGCTGCGTTGATTGGAGTATTCCGATTCCCGTCTTGAAAATACTCTGCTTGGATCATGGGTTGATCCAGCGAAAATTGCAGGCCCGCCCACGTTACTTGCCCCAGGCTTGCCGTGATGTTATTCACTACAGCGATGGACGCCGCTTGCCCCGCCACCGTTACCTGCCCCACAGCCGCAGTTATCAGTGTCACTCCAACCTGCACTGTAGCTGCAAGACCTGCCCACGTCACTGCCCCTACGGCCGCACTAATACTAATATTCGTTGCAACATTAGCTGCCTGTCCAGCCCACGTTACTTGCCCAACCGTAGCATTAATCTGCGTAGGAAGATTTTTATAGACCAGATTCCCCCTATTCAATAGCGGGGGGAATGGCTGCGCTCTACCTAGACGTGACATTAGTAGGTCCCTGCACGATTAACGGATTGAGGAGTTTGGACTATAGTAAATTTCGGGGTATTGACCGTTCCATCGGCCGTGAGGGCGTCAAAGATTGTCTCACCGCCCTGTGCGGCGGCGGCGATGGCAGATCCCCAGGTAAAAGTAACAGAGGATTGAGTCGACGTTACACCTTGATATGCTCCACCGCATGAACCAAAGTTCGTACCAGCTGTTGTATAAGCATGGTCGATATCCGAGAACCCTGTAGGGTCTGTACCATTCGTACTCCAAGAAGAGTTTGTCCCATTACAAAAGATCAGAAAATCATTTGCATTGGTGGTGGAGACTGTGTGGGAAGGGGTCCAGGTAGAATTACTAAATCCCACATCCGGAAGGCTAACATTAGGGTCCCAAGGTGAACTTGTATTACACCCGTGTACTCCGAAGATAATCCCCGCCGAGTCATCGAACGTCCCGGAGGCCGTAACCGTCATCGTAGTACCGGTCTGGGTCCCTGCCGACAATGCCCACCATATTTCCAGGTCACCCAGATTACTCCCCGTGGACCCTGCACGTTTTGCCCAGGTCAACCCACCCCCCGAGATCGAACTCACAGTGACTTTTGTGCCCGCACTTTTAGCACCGAAATACACACAGATAACTATGATGTCATTCGTCTGAGACGTAGTGATGGTCAGCCCTAATGTCGTAGTATTTGTCGACGTATTGTGAGCGGTTCCGTCAAGTGTAGGAGCGGCCATAGATCACCTATCAAATATCCAGGATCATGTAGCAGTAGGCGTTCACGGCGGCGGGGGCTGTGACACGGATACGACCATATTTCCCTATCTGAATCACGGGTTCCCGTCCCAGTGGGAATTGTTGAATAAACTGATTCGTCGGGGCGATCAGTTGGGGAGCAGCCAAATTCCTCACGGCGGTGATTGTACCCTCAGCTGTAGATGTATATCCCGTTGCTGAGGTGCCCAGAGTCAGGCCCATAACCGAAGAAGCTGCAACATCCCCGACAGCATTATACTTCGTTACATCGGCATCAGCGGAGGCCGTCACAGTTGCCGCTACATCCGTCTCGATCAGCTCTACTTCAATAGGGGTAGCCGCAGCACTTCCGTCAAAACTAATCCCCCACTCTACAATCTTGCACAGGTTGAAAGGTTTAACCTGTAACATAGTTTTAATCGCAGTTCCTGTGGTCACTTTCACAAACGCTGCAGTGGTTTGCATGGGACCATTAGCAATTAGATATAACATGGCAGTTCCTTAGCTAGAAGTTTCGGTTGCAACCCCGGAGGCGTTCCAGGTAATAATCATAGATCCCGTGGTGATGGAGACAGGGCCGCCGAGGTCGAGGAAGCCAATAGCGTAGTTACCCGCTACAGTACTGTCGTAGATGATGGCATAGTATCCATTCGTAAAACCAGCACCGGCATCTTGGTTCACTGTAATGTTCGCCATCGCCAGAGTATTAACCCCGTTTGACCGAGTATAAGCCACCGACGTAGCTGTAATCGGACCTGTGTAAGCTGTACCAGTAGCAACCTGATTCGCTGAGAAATCCGTCGAACCGCCGGCTCCCCATCGTGGGTCTGCAGTGCTCACTGTAGGAACTGTAGCATTCGTCACAATCCCTATTTTTAGCGTATCTGATGTAAGGGTGAAATTCCCGCCCGTTTTAGACTTCAACTCAAACGCTGCAAAGATATGTACATCTCCGCGTGCCATAATAATCTCCTATGATATCAGGCGGTGTCGCCGTAAAGAATCCAGGTATCTACAGTTGCCTGTTGCTGGAGATACACATTGGCCCATTGCCCCTTAGTATGGGATTGCCCATTTACATTATGAATAGTTACTCCCGTCGCCCCCACGAACTGGACCTGGCCAGCGCCGGTCTGTACCATCTGTAAGACAGTGCCGGGAGCAAACGGGACAGCGGCATTCGCAGGGATTGTTACCGTGATGGCAGACGCATTATTAAGCAAAGTCCTATGGTTGAAATCCGCCAGCATGGGGGTGTAGGTTGTACCCGTCTGAGTATTTGTCGCATGGTTAGCCCAGTCATTCACCGGGTTCAACCAAGCAGACGTTAACACACTCCCAGGATCATTATCCACAAATACTTGACTCGGCATCTTAACCTCCGACAATAGTAGGATCGAATGCAGGACTAATAAACCCGGGGATCATGCATCCCGGTTCAGCAAACCCAGGGACGTCGGAGACGGTATTGGGGGTACAATGTTGCACATAGGTGTGTGTCTCAGGTTGACTCCAGGGAACATTCACATTGTCGGCAACAGGGCGGACGAAGTCCTGTGTGTGTCGGGGTTCCCAATGTTGCCAGCACACATAATATCCCTGCCAATGGCGCCTCATTTCTGAAGCTTTAAACTTACGCCCGCACTCGTAACAAACATTATTCCAGTCCCCACCTTCGTAGTAATCTGCTTTACCCATATCAGAACCTCATTCCGGTTGCGTAACCATTTGCTTGGAGTTCGGGGAGTTGGGCCTTGAGCCGGTCTCCAATATCCGTACGGAACATCCGGTTTGTTGGCGGCTTGATTTTCCATATCCGTTCATAAGCTTTCATCTGAGCCTCCCGCACAGTTGCTCCCGTCCCTGTAACTGTCATAAGAGAGCACCCTGCCGTCACAGGCATAGGTGTATGGCAGTTTATCCCGTTCCCCTGCTTCATGGGGGCTTCCCCCCACATCACTTCCTCGAAGTGAAGATGGGGCATCATAGCATCTGTGATCCCGTATAATGGGCAACCGGTAGCCGACTCATCCCCTTGCTTGTTGTGGGGGAAGGTGCCATGGGTTAGCTCCACACCAACGGCCACTTCACCCTCACGAACTTTCAACAGGTCTTTTCCTTCCAGCAACCCCGCCATCCATATGGCTTCGTCCCCCATGTGCAGCGCCCGTTGGATATTGTTAAGTGGGTACCCAAACCTTGAGGTGAATTCAAGGGGAGCGGCGGGAGCTTTGCCCCGAACCATAGTATTCATATCCACATAGCCCACATAGCCGCAGCGAGTAAGATGCGCTGTCACAGGTTCCAAACACTCCTCAAACAATTTCGACGATTGCACATACCTCAGAATCGTTCCCTGCTCTCCCGTATTCTGCCCCAGGTTATCATTCATGAACTTCTTCTCTTCGAAGTTTTCACAAACCCACTGAGACCAACCAGCTTTACCAAACCAGCCGCCGACCGCCATCTCGATTCCGGTAATCTTTTGCTGGATCATTATTTGACCCGCAAGCCTACCTTTAGACTTTTGTTTCAAGAGATGATACACCATATCCTCGGGAGAACTAGAAACATACGACAGAGATTTATCTTCTGTACCTCCCCAAGGCTTACACACATACGTGCCCATGGTTGACTCGACAAACTTGATGGCATCGTTCCAAGAGTTGAATACTTCATAAGGCACAATCGACATGCCATATTCGTGACAGATTTCTTGCCCGTGACCTCGGTCAAGTTCTAGGCGAGCGGCATCTTTGGTGTATCCGAAAATAGGAAAACCAAGTTTCACATATTTGTCCAATGTTCTAGTATAGCGAGCACAGTCTCCTACGAGAATCAAGTCGGCCCAACGCATCGAAGGCTCATAAGAGGTAACCTTAGAGACGTAGCCATCTCCAGCATGAAGCTTTCCGCCGTCATGGCGAGGTGGCATCCAGTGTCTAACCTGATGCCCGTACCCCTGGGCTCGCATTGACCAGTCAAGCAGGAGGCCGTATTGGTCTATAACTAGAACTTTCATTCGGAGTCCTCTTCGTCTTTTTCTTCCTGCTTCCGGCGGCGTTTCTCTGCTGAAGATTCCCTGGCAGCTTCTTTTTGATCTTCCGTCATGCCATACACCGGCATACCGACTTCGCCCATGAGAGCTGATCCAGGATCATCGAACACAGATCGGCCTCCTTGTTGAATGTTAATCGGCACAAGATTTTTCAGCACATGCATCGCCCGACCTCCCGCTGACGTGTCCATCGGGGGCGCTCCCTTCGTAGACAAATATTCCTTCCCTTCCAACTGGGTCAGAGCCTCCTTCGGCAAGATCCCCATCTTATTCATCGCTTGCTGGGCAGGGTTTGTAATCCAGTGGTACGGTTCCATTGCATGCTTCGAGAACTGTACCTTCCTCCCATCACCGTAGTCCAGATACGAGGGATCGTCGTTCTGCCAGATAGGGTGGCCACTCCAAGCAATGTTAAGAGCATTGCCCACGACGAAATAGTACGCAGCACTGCGTATGAGGTATTGTCTGTGTAAATCGGCTAACTCCGTTGGTTTGATGAGACCCTTAAGGCCGGAACCCTTGCCCAAAGCCCCCGCAGCGGCTCGGGTTGTGGATATAGTCCAGTCGGGGGCAAACATAGCAATGCGCATGACACGGCGACCCGAAGGAGACATCACCTGCAAAGCCAAATCCCGACCCCACTGAGTCTTGAAAGACTCCGCAACCTGTCTCCAGTTCAGGCCCCCGAACAAATCATTCGTATAGGATGCGGCCATCTTGTTGATAGCCTGATTTGACTTCAAGGTATACTTAGGATCTGCCTTCGCTCGGTTAATATTATTCTCTATAAGCTTTTCCCGCATATTGGCAAATGTCTGAAGCTTCATCCCGGTGTGTAACCTATCCCACATTATATGGTCAACCGCATGATTAAGCTGAATATATTTCTCCATAGGTTTACCAAGACCCTGAAACACATTGTCCATAACATCTTGGACACCCTTGAGTGATTGATAGAAACCATCTTGTCCTATATCTTCAATCCCCAGGGATCTAGTATCGTAGGAAAATTTTAATCCTCCTTCGTGGGCAGCATCAATCAAGGGGGCGTTACCACTATCTTTCAGTTGTCTCAGGTATTGGTTAGTGCCACGTAGAATTCCCGGGACATGTCGTATATTCGCCAACCCCGCACCCTCAAAGGCATCTAACAAAGCCTTCGCATGAAATAGAGACGCCGACACGGCATTCCGCTTGAGCGCCATGGAGATGTTATCTAAACCTGCCATCCACCCGCGAGGACTCACCTGATCATACATAAACCTCATCGAGGGAGCAATATCGGGATGGACCTTCAACCCGGTTAGGCTTGGGTGCTGGATCGTCACATAATCATGGGGGGCTTTCTGCATCCCCATAACCAGAGCGTTCTTCGTACCAGGCACTTGCTGAGTTTTGAGGGTATCCAACAGCTGTTTATTTGCCATTGTGCGTGCAAGAGAGTTCCCATAGATCCCCATGATTTCCATAGGGTCAAGTGTTCTCGGCTTTAAACCCAGAGCAATCCCTTGCTTGTATGTCTGAATTTTTTTCATCAGATCGTATTTAGACTTCGTAGACATATTTGCAGTCATAGAAGTCCAGGTCTTTGCATTCTTCCCGTCGAGTTGCCAAAGCCCTGTTACGTAATCAGGAACTAGATCTTCCAGTACACCTGCCTTCAGTCCAGCCTGCCCTAGCTCATCATAGTAAGATCGAATGATTTTCGCTGCCCCATACTCCGAATTCGTCAAAGGTATAGTCTTATCCCCCTGTAACCAATGGGTAATCTTTTCCCTGTCTGCTGCAAGTGGAACTAATTTGTGTACGGCGTCTTGTACGAGGAAAGTTTGCCTCCCCGCCTTCGCAATGGAAGCATCCCAGTGATCGCCCAGATCGTCAATCCTAATCCGAGTGTCAGGCTTAAAAATATCCTTCACTGCTCGGTAAGTTGCTCCGGCTTTACCCCCCACGCCTACCACTGTCCCCGCAAGTATGGCCCCGATCAAAGCTCCCTCAGTCTTCCCGTCTGGGTCAAGATTCATTCCCACAGTAGCGCCAATACCCACCGCCGCTAGTTTTGCCAAGGTTGCCGGGTCGGCCTTACCGGCTTGTTTATTCCACTGTTGAAGCCGGTAGGTATCCATCAGAGATCTCTGTGCCTGCGACTTGCCCATAATTTTATAGGCATCAGAATCTGAGACCTGCTCAATCTTCCCCTCTGCCGCATCCTTCACAGCCTGCGCTTCGACCTGTCTCTCAATATCGGTGGGGGCTTGGGCCTCAGCTTCTGCTCGGGACTCAACATATTTGTGAAAGTCGGAATCCTCTGCATAGGCTTTACGGGCAGCCAAGACCCCCTTGTTCAGTAAAGCCGCCTTCATGCCTGTGGCGGCTGTAGTAGTTTGTGTGACGTGCTTTGTCGCGGCACTTGTGGGAGACTCATCCGGGTGTACAGAGGCTTGCTCTAAAGTAGGTTCTTCCCGTACTATAGCCACTTCTTTAGGTGCGGATACCTTGGGTTTAATCCCGACAATTCGGCCGGCCATTCTAAGACCTTCCACCCCACCTCGAGCCATTAGGGCATTCACCAGATCGTCTACATCCCCAGCAACAATCCTTCCCCCAGTCTTTTTATCTAGGTACTCTCCACCCTTATGAACCCACTTTCCGAGTTTATCCATAGCAGACTCAATCTCGGATTGCTGAGCCCCCACACCTAGGCCAAAGAAATCAGCAACCTTGTGCACAG